CCCAGGCGTTCAGCTTCATCCCTGGCATCTTTTGTCGGCTTTAAAATGTTACCGAGAGCCGCTTTTATTCCACTGATGGACTCACTGGTACGTATTCCAGACCCTGTCAATGATGCGACCGCTGCTCCAAGCTCTTCAAATGATACGCCTGAGTTCGCGGCGATACCCGTGACTTTAGACAATGAACTGGATAGTTCAGGGATGGTGGTCTGGCCCTGTTTGACGATCTTGAAAAACGTGTCTGAATAGCCTCCAGCATCACTCATTTCTGCGCCGTAACTGTTGAGCGTAGAGACCAGCGCAATCAGCGTATCACTGAGCCCTGCTTTTCCGGCAACGGCAAGTTTTTCGGCCTGTGCAACTACCGTTAGTGAATCTTTATAATCAACACCGGCTGATATTGATGCATAAATCGCGGCATTGATGTCTTCTATTGATTGGGTTGATCCGCCTGCATAATCCTGTATCTGGGTACTGAACTGGTCGAGATTTTCACCGGTGGTGGTGAATAGCGTGCTGATTTCATTAAATGATGTTTTAAAATCTGCCGCTTCTTTGACAGCAATACCCGCCATGGCCACTCCCATAGCCACAATAGCAGCATCCACAGCCAGCACAGAATTAGCAATAGAATCTAACGGGCCAGCGATATTGCCAACCGAGGTTCCCAGTGCATCGATGTTTTTGCCGACACCTTTAACGACGTTGCCGGTGTTATCGACGGCTCCAAATACAATGTCTATGGTTTTTTTAAGGTCAGCCATGTTGTTTTATTTCCGGTTTTTCTGTTCGTAATATTTCGACCAGAGGTGTATTTCTGTGTCGGTTAACAGGCCCTCTGGAAACAGGTCCGGCCGTGATTGATATAAATAATTCTGCTTTATATCCGCCAGGCTAAGTGCTGCCTGTATGTCGTTTACTTTCCAGAGGGCTTCGGCTTTACCTCTGCCTGCAGTTTGCCCTGTCCGGTCAAGATCATTATTTTGTTACTTAACATGCCGAATTCGATGGGGAAACAATCAGCCAGCTTGACGGCCACTGGTAAATCAATGACCGGATCGACCGAGCCCATGACTAAATGCTCGATACGCTTTTTGGTTTCTTTCGGCACGTCATCACCAGAAACACCTAGCAAACCGGTTATAGCATCGGCTTTTTCTTTGGATTGGCCGGTTAATGCGGTGACCAGAGCCTCTATATCTTTACTGGATACGATGGATTCTTCGGCTTTTGCTAGTTCTGCGTGAGTTAAACCGCGCACTGTCCACTCTGGTTCTTCATCTTTGGCGAAAAAGGCAGCCAAAGCAGGGAGCTGTACGCCCTCCTGCCTGGTGCTGAACTTCGCTTTTTCGAATTGAGCGAGGTCAAAGGCCATCAGTTATACCTCGACGTCTGAACTTTCTTTTTCTGCAGAAATAGTACAGGCAGCCTGGATACTGTCACCGGCTGGAAAGGTACGACTAATACCCAGCTTACCCTGTGTCAGCATGTAGTTTGTCTTGTAACGATCTGGATAGAAACGGAACCAGAGGAAGTTATTTTTTTCTTTAACCAGTGCATCTGAAACACCATCACTTAAACGGGCATTGAAAGAACCCTGACCGAGACTAGATGAACTTGAACCGACTGTGGAACCATAAACCTGTGTAGATGATACGCTGTGCGATGTTTCCGCAGGTACAAAGTCAGAGGATAGCTGCACATCTGAGAATATAGGCTCTGCAAAAGAGGCCGATACAATCTTTGGTACACTGGCCGTGTGAATCAAAGGCAACGAATCAGCAAAGGTGATTTGACCGCTTTCGGTTTCTGTATCCCACACCGGATAATCATAACGCTCCTGATGCAGTCCAACGACCTGGTAGATTTCTGCTGCAGTGATAGCGGCGGCAACATTGCTGGTGGTGCGTACCTGTGCAATTTCGATAGACCCAACAGCGATAAAAGGAGGCCCACCGGCTGCACCACGCGTTTCACTAAATGCCGTGCTAGCAGAATCGGTGCCTTTTACGACAGCGATAGCACCTGCAGAAGTAACGGTAATAGCACTGATACTGGCAACGTTTGTAGATGCACGGGTAATAGCTTCAGCAGCTGCTGCAGCGACCGTTGCTTTTACGCCAGCCAGATAACAGGTTAAACCAGCTACATCAACTGCATTATTAGCAGCATTCGGAATAACAGCGCCACCGGTTGCCAGACCGTTTGGTTTTATATCTGGTTCAAAGCCAGATTTTTTTGACCAGATACTGGCCGCACTGGTAAAGGTTTTATTATCACCGGAATTAGTCAATGCTGACATCGCTGTCACTGATTGTCCGGCCTCGTATTGCAATTTTGCGTTTTCTGCTGTTGGCATGTTTTATACCTCGGTATCTTTTGTTGAATGTGAATAATAAACTCTGAAATGCATCGACTGTTCTATGATCGGGCGCTCCAGGTCTTTTTGCGCGGGTGCGTCATCGATGACCGGCTCTGTTCTGTCAATAAATGCTAAACCCTGCGTTATATCCAGCATCAGTGCCTTGTGCACTTCTGCTCGAATCTGGTTAAATGTGGCTTCTGCTGTGGCGCTTTTTTTGATCTGTATATCGACTGCAAAACTTAGCGCCCGGTTAAATTGCCCGTAAGCTGAATCGATAACGGCATCTGACTCCATTTTTAATACCAGGGCTGGCACGGCTGGAATTTCTTCAAATGCTCGATGGATAGAAGCACCGGTAACAGTCAACCCCGTTAAGTTTGTTTTAATAGCCTGCAGGCTTTGTTCTGCTCTATGCATGTTAAGCCCCCGCCCCTACATCAAAACTGGTTTTTAAGATGACCGGGAACTCTGCAAACCCTTCTGAATAATTAGCAACAGGACGCTCTACTATTTCTAGTGGTGCAAAATTGGCGTTTATCTGATTACCGACCAGGGCGTTAAGTATCGGCGTCATAAAACTACCGGCTTCACTGGCTGTGGTTTGCGTTGCTGTATTGTTAACGTGCTTAACCATGACAGAGATCTGCCAGAACTGTGTTTCAGTCTGCACCGATCCATCGACACCCTGACTGTATTGGCCATCACCACTGAATAAAATAACGGCTGGTAATAATTTAGACGGGTTATTAACACCGGCCATGATGGTTTCATCACTGACCGTTTTAAGCCCGGCCAATGCCAGGCTGTTAATGACTTGCAGGATGAGCGGCTCTATTTCAAATTGACTGGAGACTGGCATTAGTTCCGCCCTGTTCTCTGGTACTTTGTTTTTGCAACGTTCAGGATATAATTCATTTCCTGATCCATTTTTTTGTATAGCTCACCGGGTATTGCCGCTTCAATTTCATCGACTGAAACAGATTGAACTGGCTCAGTGATTGAGCGGATTTTACGGCTGTTTTTATTACGATACACAACCGATGGCCGCCCATCGGCTCTCTGAATTAAAAAAGCCTCTTCATAAAATCGACGAGTACGCCCAGATCCTACTGTAACACCTCGTTTTGATTCTTTAGCTTTACCAAGGTAACGAGCTTTTACACTGTTTGAACCAGCCCATATTTGTGCCTTTGTAGTATTAAATTTAATCTTGCTGGTTCTGACTCTGAACCCTTTTACATTTTTTGCACCTTTCTTAAAGATACTGACCGGCATAGCATTTTCTGCTGCCAGTTTTGACGCTTGTTGGCCACTGGCCCACTTAACGGTTTTTGCCAGTGTTCTATATTTTGCGGTATTAATTTCTTTTGGGAATGCCAACAGAAACTGTGCCGTATGTTTTAAATCAATCGGGTTAATATCGACCGTAATCATCAGTACACCCTCACCATCACATTGCACCAGTTACCGGTTTCATAAATTGGAGCACTGATGATTGTATAGGTGACACCCTGGTAGATAACCTGGTCATCGACCGCAGGTGCTAATTGATTATAGTCTGATGTTTTAAACGAAAAAGATGGATCTGGCCGCTCTACGTCGGTATTACCGACGCTGGTTTTTGCGTACGCATCGGCATAAACACCAACGATGTTACTGTGCGTAATAGTGCCGACCTTTACCTGGAGTTTTTCGCCCCAGGTGTTGAGGACGGCATTGTTTAGAGCGGACAGATCCATAAGGCCCTACTTAGGAGATTCCGTTTTTTCAGCTTCAGCGGGTTTTACCGCTTTTGCCGGTTTCTGAATATCAACCAGCGAGCCAAGTGCAATGTACCGCTTAACATCGTCATCACTGATGCCAAGGTCTTTTTGCGAGACCTCAACACCAGACTCGATAACTTTGTCTTTAGTGATATGAAACGTGCTGTTTGTGATAAACATGGCAATCACCCCTATGCGACTGTTGCAGCCAGGCAACCATTAACATTGCAAGGCACAACCAACGGTGCAGATTGAGTAAGCACCTGACGAACTGCAGGGTCTTGTGGCACCCATGACTTAGGAAAGTATTCCATCGCAATCAAACCAGCCGCATCATCAAGAATCGCACCATGCGCCTGAATACCTTCGAGTCCTGCACCACCGAGAATAACAGTTTTATTGGGCAACATTGGCTGAGTTGCACCGGCATCATCGACATACCATTCAGCATAAGTGTAAAAATTGAAGTTACCGATTGAACCCTGATACACACCACCCACATTACTTTGTGAATTGCTGCTGAAGTTTGCAGCAACATCACGACGATAGTTAAGCTGTGCCTGAACTTCGGTTGATGCAAAGAACAGTTCCCAGGCATCTGCATCCATTGTGATATCAGTCACACCGACCCCACCATTTTTAAGCACTAACAAAGCCCAGGCGCGTAGATTAGCCAATGGGTTAACCCCGGCAGCACCCCAGGCAGTGGCACCAGCCAGCGTAACACTTAATGCAGCATTACGACCAAAGTCGATATTTTGCGTGGGAAATTTATCACCAGACAGGGTAATAGCACCGGTACGCAGGGCAGAAGCTGCCATCCATTCCTTACGACGAGTAATCTGGCCGATATGGTCTGCAATAGTCGCTGCAATACGCGCCATTTGACGGTCTGCTGGTGACAGCGTTCCGCCTATTTGCTCACCTGCCATACGCTTTAACGCGCCTGATGGTGCCAACGGTGTACGAGGTTTAACATAGGCAGGTTTAACGCTTTTAGCGACCATGCCGGTTTCCTGTACGATTTGACCTTCAACAACTGCCGACACTAATGGCGCAAGGCGTCGAGCTGTCGTGACTACATCGAAGTTAATTTCCTCCGTTGCGTGAACTTGCACCGAAGGAAAATAGGTATCGAGTAAAAATGATGACGGGCGGTTCATGAGTTCAACCACTTTCGCCAGTACGTTTGTAGAAAAGATATCCATTGTTATTATCTCCAGTTATGCGCTAACAGATGGAACAAGCACAATGCCTTTTCCACGCAGGGTTTCACGGACGCTGTCCGCAGTGTGGCCAGTGCCATAAGTGACAGCGGACTCGTCAAAGTCACCACGGCTGTATGCTAGTGTTACCACATCAGCCGCCGTTGCATCGACATCTTCAGCCAGAATTAAATCGGCTGTTTGTGAACCATCACCAGCAGCAGACAGGCTTAAAATATGCTTACCGGATGCAGTAATCTTGCCAAGCAATGCGCCACGACTTAAAACCTGACCGGTTAAAATAGTGACTTTTTGCCCAACCAGCAGATGAGCGTTATTACCCACCAGGCGATCTGGTGAATAGATTGTTGATGTAAATTCAGACATGAGTTATTCCCCCTTATGACTGGACCAGTGAAACTACTTTCGCAGCTAACTGATCATCGGTTAATTCGGATCCTTCACCGGTATCAACACCGATCTCTGGATTACCCAGGGCATCCATTGCGGCGGTGAAACCATTTGTTGCTTTTGCCGGTACTGCAACCAGAAATTTGTCTGCAGCTTCAGCTTCAAGACCGTTTTCGATTGCAGCTGATAGCGTTGCATCGATCTTGCCTTTGGCTGAGTCGAGTTTAAGAATAGAGTTGATGCGGGTTTGCTCCGCTTCGCGTCCAGCTTGTAGACCAGTCTCGTGACCTTCTGCTTTTGCGTTGGCAACAGCAGAGTCGAGATCGGCCTGTGAAATGACGGACGTTATGCCCGTTTCTTTTTCAGACATAATTGTCTCCGGTGATTTACTGGCTGTTGCCAGTGTTGATAAAACTGGTTGCTGTATTTCCGCTTCCAGTAGGTTAAGCGCTTCATCATGCGAGGCAATCTGGTCTATTAAACCAACGTCCATAGCATCCTTAGCAGTGTAAATTTGGGCTTGTGTATCGATAACATCTTGCTCACTCATGCTAGTGCGACCACTTGCAACATGACGAACAAAGATATCGTAATTTTGATCGACAATATTTTGATAAGTGCCTTGTGCCTGTTTACTTAAAGGCGCATGACTGCTGCCATCAATTTTGTGATGGCCTGCATAGATTGGCGTGTATTTTTTACCGGCTTTTGCATGTGCTTTGCTTTGGTCCAGGTGCATCATGATGACGCCTATTGAACCGACCATAGCGGTTTCTGGTGCAATGATTCTGCTAGCACTGGCACCTATTGCGTAAGCAGCACTGAACATGCTTTCATTACTAAGAGCCCAAACAGTTTTTACAGAATCTATACGTTTTATTTCTGCAGCCAGGTCAAACAATCCAGAGACAGATCCACCCGGCGAATCGACATCGAGCAAGATTGCTTTAACGTCTTGATCTTTTTCAGCTTTGCGTAATTGACTGGCCAACCGGCTATAGCTGGTCATACCCGACAGCGCATCCAGAAAACCAGCACGATGTGTTAGTGAGCCCATGACAGAGATAACAGCAATTCCACTCGTGGTCATCTGGTACGGCTTACGCTCTGTATTGCTTGGAAATGCAGCAGCATCAACTTCTGGTGGCTTACCCATTGAGTAACCCTGAATAACATTATGCAGAATTTCTGCTTTACCAGGTGCTATCATCAAAGGCGTGTCGTAAAGCAAGCCTTGGATAAGTTGATACTTAAATTGTTCAACTTCAGGCATTAGCCGATTCCTCTTTTTTGGTTTTTTCTTCATCATCTGATTTATCTTGATCTGTTTCCCGAGAAACATCCGGCGCATACTCAACTTCATGCACACTCGGCAAACCAAGTTCTTGCGCATAATCGTTTTCAAACTTGCGCTGTTCTAAAGTTTCGCGCCAGTCCAGACCCTGTTCCGCGCATTCGTTTTCCAGAGTAGACACACCAATATCCATTCTGATTTTCGCCGCATTGGCTTCCTTAACTGGGTCAACCCAACCACGTCCGGACATGATCCAGCGGCAGCGTAAATAGGCATATTTATTGTCGTAATAATCTGGTGCTTCGACTCTGCCCAGGTTAATGGCTTCTTCTAGCCATAATTCATAAACAACGTTCAACCAGTAATCAGATATCCAGCGACGACGGCCCCAGAAATAACGCCAGGCTTCGAGCAATGCCATGCGTCCTGATGAATAATTGACGTTTGAAAAGTCCTTCATCAACAGTTCGTATGGAATATTTAAACCAACTGCCATATTGCGATGTAGACTCTGCATGAATGAGTCATAAGCAGAGTTATTGCGCCCGGCATTAAGCAGGTGCATTTTTGTGCCTGGTGGTGTTTTTAATACGGCACCACCGGATAGCCGGGGTTTGTATCCACCTAAAAATTCGTTGTATTTTTTCTCGGCATTTTCACCGAAAATACTGTTCATAGTTTCCTGATCGAGATCAGATTCCAGCACGGCAGCAATCAGTGAATTTGCAATAGCGGTT